GACTTCCTTGCGACGACGACCGCGTTTATACCCTCGTTAACTACCTTATTCAGGGCGGGGCTGCTGAAGTTTTTAAAGCAAATCTAATAAAACTTGACCAAGCCGACCTTACAGACTTGCTAATTGTGCCGGTCCATGATGAAATAGTTCTCAACGCGCCACGCGAAGATGCGGAGGAGATTAAGCAGTTGGTCAAGCAATGTATGACAACAACCACAGGCTGGGCAGTGCCGCTAACTGCTGATGCAGACGGGCCTCTAGAGAGCTGGGGAGCAAAATACTAGTGACTTATTACGTTTTAGCTGTAGACCCCGGGAAAGCTACAGGAATAGCCCTATTTAGCCGCGAGGAGGGCTCTGATCCGGTTTTAGAGTGGTCTAAAGAAGTACAGGCAGAGGAGTTTGCCGAGGCCGTACGGAGCGTCCTATGGGCTCCTGAGAAGCGTGGGCACTTAGATATAGTCTGCGAAAGATTTATTATCAATGCTCAGACTGTTAGGAACTCTCAGGCTCCATATTCATTAGAGCAAATCGGTATTTTGAAGCAGTGCTTGCTCGATAGCGGTCGTCCAATGAACGATATCTACTTTCAATCGCCAGCGGATGCAAAATCTATGTTTGACAATCCAAAACTGAAAAAACTTGGCTACTGGCATGTTGGAGGTGAGGGACACGCCCTAGATGCAATCCGCCACGGGCTCTTAAAGCTTGTAAAAACGGGCTGGAAGCCAATAAAACTGATAAATTCTTAGTTATTATCAAAAAATAAGCCCCTAGCGGTGTTTTTCTGATAATATAGATACGTAACGACGAACGGAGACAAATGTCTGGTTACACGGTTTATGTAGAACTGACCGAAGCCGAAGACAAGATAGTGATTAGAGCGCCTTACCGACTAAAAGAGATCTGTAAGGCACTCCCAGGGTCTAAATGGGACTCAAACGGGCAAATTTGGACTATTCCGGTGTCTTGGACTGGCTGCGTCTCCTTGCGATCTACTTTTGGCGAGGCATTGGAGATAGGCCCTAAGCTTGCAGAGTGGGCTAGAACCGAGCGTGCGTCAAGAATTGACCCTAGCAATGCTCTAAGAGACGTGGAAGCCCTAGAAGAGGGTGACCAGGACCTTTTTCCGCACCAGAGAGCTGGCGTAGAGTTTCTTTCTAAAGCTCGCAGAGCACTTTTAGCGGACGAGCCAGGGCTCGGAAAGACCGCTCAGGCCATTAGGGCTATTAAAAGACTTCACGACAATGGCGAGGATATGTTTCCTATGCTTATCGTGTGCCCTAACACTCTAAAAAGCAACTGGGCACGTGAATTCGAGAAGTGGTGGCCAGGATTAGATGTTCAGATTATTAAAGGCTCCGCCACTCAGCGTAGGAAAGCTTTCGAGCATGAGGCTCAGGTCTATGTAATCAACTGGGAGTCTCTAAGAGGGCACTCAAGGCTGCAAAGCTACGGTTCTATTGCTCTTGCACGCTGCAACGACTGCGGTGGACACGACTCTAGAATTACAGAGACTAGATGTGAAGTTCACCAGCGCGAGCTAAACATGATTGATTTCAAAGCTGTGGTTGCTGACGAAATTCACCGCTCCAAAGACCCTAGCTCTAAGCAAACTAGGGCTCTCTGGTCAGCTACCGGACCCGCAGACATTCGCTTTGCCCTAACTGGAACCCCTATTGCAAACAACGTTGTGGATCTCTGGCCTATCATGCACTGGCTTGACGAAAAAGAGTGGCCAACTAGAACTAAGTGGATTGACAGGTATGTAAACACCATACCGAATCAATTCGGCGGGATGATGGTTCTGGGCCTTAAGCCAGAGCTAGAGCAAGAGTTTTACGCGGGAATCAACCCCCGTATGCGCCGCATGTTGAAGGCCAAGGTGCTTCCTTGGCTACCAGAGGTCATTACTGCCCGCCGCGACGTTGAGATGGGCCCAAGGCAGCTAAAGGCGTACAAAGGAATGCTAGAAGACATGATTGTTTTGCTGCAGTCCGAAGGACAGACAGAAGACGACGGCACGGTTCTTGTAGCACCAAATCCGCTAACCCAGACGTTGCGGCTACTTCAGTTTGCTAGCGCTTATGCCGAAATCGAAGTGGACGAGCTTGGAAAAGAAACTGTTAAATTGTCAGACCCCTCCTGTAAAGTCGATGCTCTTATGGATGACATTAAGAACGGAGACTACGAAGGAGATCAGGTAGCTGTTTGTGCTGTCTCTAGGCAGCTCATAGAGCTACTAAGTGCTCGTCTAGATAAAGAAGGAATTAGGCACGGCCTCATCACTGGTGCTCAGAACGAGTACGAGCGTCAGCAGGCTGTTGATGACTTCCAGTCTGGAAAGCTCAAGTGGATACTCTTTACTGCCCAAGCGGGCGGTGTGGGAATCACCTTGACAGCAGCACGCCGACTTGTTATGCTTCAGAGGCCATGGTCTCTTGTTGATTACAAGCAGGCTCTGGACCGTGTTCACAGGATTGGTTCTGAGATACACGACTCCGTACTAATCACTGATTATGTGACCGAAGGAACCATAGAGGAGAGAGTTATCGAAGCTCTTGACACTAAGGCAGACAACTTCGAGCAGATAGTTAGGGATAAAGACAAACTACTATCAATACTGAAAGACGGATTGCCTAAATGAGTCTAAAAAATTCCGTCCCATGTAGCCACTGCGGAGAGCTTAAAGTCCCCGGGGGAGCATTAGTAGCTCACGAAAAAGCATGCTCTAATGGAGGCCCCAAGCGGAGAAGGCGTACCCAGTACCGAGAAATATTTTTTGCAAACAACGGCCCTGGTCCTTACAAGTGCTTTTTTTGTAAAGACGAAGTTGTTTTTGCAGAAGTCATAGTTCATCACGAAGATCACGATGAGACTAATAATGATTTGACAAACTTAAAGCCTTGTCATAGACTTTGCCACAATGGTCATCACTTTAAGAACCTCTGGAAGACCGACCGAGAGACTCTTCTTTCTAGCGACACCCGTGGGCACCACACCCCACACACTGAAGAGACTAAACGTTCTTTGAGCGAAAAACACAAAGAAAATGGATACAGACCCTCTGAGGAGGCTATAGCAAAAGCTGCGGAGGTAAATCGAGGTAAGCCTCGATCTGCAGAGGTTAGAGCAAAAATCAGTGAGTCTCACAAGTTGCGAGCTTTAAAAAAGCTGCAAGAAAAAGGAGGTGGTGCCCTATGACGTCTGAAGCTATCAGAATTAGTAACTCTGAAATTCAAACGTTTAAGTGAAGGACTGCAGAAGACGCTGGTGGTTTACCTACTACCGCAGGCTGCGTCCAAAGATGCAAGACTTTACTGGAGCACTTGCTCTAGGATCTCGTATTCACGAGGCGCTAGACAGGTACTACTCAACGGGTAAGCCCCTGCTAGAAGCTCACGCTGAGCTGGTAGCGGAGGATATGAAGAAGATGAACGACGAGTTCCGCGACACTTCTACCCTAGAGACAGAAGCCGAGCTAGGCCGAGTAATGCTGGAGGGCTACCTAGAGTGGGTAGAGATTGAGGGCATTGACGCCGAACTTGAGATGATTTCAACAGAAGAGATTATTGAGCGTCCAATGATGGACGGCAAAGTAACTCTCCAGGGAAAGATTGATATGCGTGTCCGCCGGAAGCTAGACGGCGTTCGCATGTTCCGAGACTTTAAGACTGTTGGTGGCTCGTTTGCCGACTTTGGGTCTCAGGCTCAGATGAACGAGCAGATCTTGACCTACATGACCTTAGAGGAGGCTCAGAATCAGGGCGGGGAGCGTTCAGAGGGTGGCATCTTTACAATGCTTAGAAAGGTTAAACGAGGTCAGTACGCTAAGCCTCCTTTCTATGAGCAGATCGAGGTCCGCCACAATCAATTTACGCTCCGCTCGTTCTTCCAGCGACTAGAGGGCACCCTCGAAGACATTCTTCGTGTTCGCAGTGCTCTAGATGCTGGTGAGAGCCACTATAAGCACGCATATCCACGCCCCACTAGGGACTGCAAGTGGAAATGCCAATTCTTCGCTATTTGCCCTCTGGTAGACGATGGTTCTGCCGCCGAGGCCGCGATTAGCGATGCGTTTGAGGTCTCCGACCCTTACGGTTATTACGGAATAGAAGATAAGAAGGGAAGTGAGTAATGTCTGACGTAGATCGCAGTTTAACTCTTATGGTTTATGGCGAATCTAAGGTTGGTAAGTCAACCTTTGCTGTCACGGCACCATACCCACGCCTAATGCTCGACGTAGAGGGCGGACACCGCTTCCTGCCCATCAACGTTAAGTATTGGGACCCCATGACTGAGGAACCACCGGTAGCTGACGGCACCTGGGACACGGCTGTTGTTACAGTCCGTGAATATGATGTTGTCATGAAAGCCTTCCAGTGGCTGCAGTCTGGTAAGCACCAGTTCAAGTCCTTGATCATTGACTCCATCTCGGAGCTACAGGTCAAGTGCATGGACAACATCGCAGGCACAGAGCAGATGAAGATGCAGCAGTGGGGCGAACTACTTCGCCACATGGGTGCACTACTTCGTGACCTCCGTGACCTAACGATGCACCCAACCCAGCCTTTAGAGGCTGTGGTACTGACTGCTATGGCACGTAAGGGTCAGGATGGCGTATACCGTCCTTACCTACAGGGCCAGCTAGCAATTCAGGCCCCCTATTTCTACGATGTTCTAGGAGCTATCACAGTGGAGACGGAGCCAAATCCTGACCCAATGCAGCCCCCATACAAGGTACGCCGCATGTATGTAGAGCGTACTCCCGAGTATGAAGCTGGTGAGCGCGTCCAAGGACGTCTAGGTAAAATAGTACAGCAGCAAGACCTTGGTGTCGAACGCATGCTGGACATGGTCTTCGGAGAGAAGAAGGCCTCAACCACTAAGAAGGCAAGTTAAGGAGCCAACTTATGACAACAGTAAACTGGTCAGACCTGGTAAATCAGGCTGGTGACGTTGCTTCTAGCAACAACTACGAGCCTCTGCCAGACGGTGACTACGACCTCAAGGTGATCGAGGCTCAGGCCACCACTTCACAGAGTGGAAAGCCTATGTACAAGATCACTAACGAGGTTCAGGGTGGTCCACACGACCGCCGCCGCGTTTGGGACCAGCTGGTAGTTACAGCTGACAACCCGAAGGCCATGAACATGTTCTTTATGAAGACTTCAGCGATGGGTCTTACTAAGGAGTTCTTCCAGGCCAACCCAACCAATGCTCAGATTGAGCAGGCCCTTCAGGGTCGTCAGTTCCGAGGTAAGCTCGGTACTCGCACCTACAACGGCACCATGAGTAACGAGATTACTCGCTACTACCCTGCGACTGCTCCAGTCCAGGCAGGCGCTTCTGCTCCAGCTCCAGCAGCTGCTGCACCAGCCCCTGCACCCGCTCCAGCCCCTGCACCATCTCCTGCAGCCGCTCCGGCTCCAGAAGCTCCGGTGTCAGAGACTAGCGAGCCCTTTTAATAAAACTGAGGGGGCACCTTCGGGTGCCCCTTCTTTTAAGGGAGATATATGAAGGTACTCTTTACGGGCATGGGGTCTAACCACTGCACAAAGCCCTCTAACACAACCTTCTTTGCTGTTCTAGCCGACGCCATATCTGAAGTTGCTGACGTAGTATGGGCGTCTCCTAAGTTGTCTTGGACAAGAAAAGACCTAGAGCAGTTTGATGCGATTGTATTTGGCTTCCTAGCGCCAACTTCGCTCAGTGCTAATAAAATTTTTGGAGCCCTACACGTATTAGGGCTCATGTACGATTCACCTAAGCTAAAGCTAGTTGTTGACAGCCCTCAGATGTGGCAGTACAAAAACAGCCTGAAAGCAGTGCAGCGAGATCCCGGAATCCTTTTCGGGTCTTTCTACACCAAGAGGGAGCAGTTTAGCGAGGCTTCTAAGAACAAGGGGCTTATAGAAAGTGCTGTAGAAAAGATAGATTCTGGACAGTGGCCTCAAATAATCTACCCCTCCTTGCCTTGGATAACTAACGATAAAGTTTCTGAGGTTCTAAGCTTTGTAGGTCCTGAGTCTTTGGTTGGCATAAATCTAGACTCCTACCTAATCAACCCAGAGCCCCCAAGAATCGGACGCAGGGACATGTGGGCAGTAGAGAACCACAAGAGCTCCTGGTTTGCTGACCAGGAGAAGCTATTAACTTTTCCTAGGGCAAACACTAAAGTTGGCCGAAAGACTGACGACACATACGCCCTTGGGGTTATTCGAAACAGCGTCGGGCTGCTGCTTCCTCCTCAGGAGCGAAAAGCTGGCACTTGGTGGAATTATAGAATGTATCAAGCCATAAATACTGGAACTCCCGTGGCTACTTTTTGGCAGGACACCTATAAGTTTGACCCGAGTTGGGCAGCTCTTGCTTATAATATTGAAGACTATGATCAGGCTCAGCGCCAAATGCTGGCTAACTCCCAGAGGCAAAGCTACATTGCAGCTATACCTGAAAAAGAGCAAGCTTTAGACATATTAAAATCCAATCTGCTAGACTCTGTAAAGGAGAGAATCTAATGCCAGAAATTAACCGCGAATGGGTAGTAGAGCAGCTAGAGGCCGCTAAAGTAAAGGTCGGCTCAGGAAAAGCTATTCTAAAGCTACTAGAAGCTTGGGCCGAGATCCCGAAGCTAAGTGACAATATGACCGAAGAAGTACTCACTGTGTTCCCGCAGTTGGCTCAAGGGCACGTACTTAAGATTGAGGAGAATGACGATGACTACATCTGGATGGACGCCCAACCGGGACAAATCACAGTTGGAGACATTGTCCGTGTTAAGACAAACGCTTTCGAAGACAACCTTGGAACCATCCACAATGGCCGCCGTGGAAAGGTTGTTGCGATCCGCTATGGAGACGTCATCTTTAAAGCAGACGACGGAAAAACCCCGCCGCTAGACGGAGTTCACTACTCTCCATACAAGCTAGAGAAACGGTATAGGAAGTCATAATGAGTGTTGTTCGTACATCTTTCGAGTTTAAAATCTCGGCTGACGACATTACCGAGGCTAAAGAAGAGGCCGTTAAAAGAATTGGCAAGTTCTTAAACCTTCCTGAAGAGTCCGTACAGGACACTGTGAATCTAGAGCTAAAGGTTTCATATCCTGAAGCTAAAACCCTAGCCGATATTGCTCAAAACATGGACAGCACCACATTTGTGGTAACGGTTTTTGGCTCTGTAAAGCAAAGCGTTACAAAACCATTCGGGTTCTAGTTGACAAAGCTTTTCAACACTGCTACCTTATAGCTATGCAAACATTTGTACCGTTACTTGGTTCGGCGGACACTGCACAGGTGCTTGACCGTGCCAGACTAAATAAGCAAGCCCTAGAGGGCTGGCAGATCCTTATGAACCTTGTGGAACTGGACCCACAGGGCAATCACCGCACGGCTAAGGGCTGGCGTAACCACCCCGCCGTCAAGATGTGGCGAGGTCACGAGGGTGCTCTTACAACCTACATAGTAAGAATGGTTTTGGAGTGGGAAAAACGTGGCTACAAGTCCACCATCGCTAAAAAAGCAATTACTACTTATATTCAAGCTGTCAAGCTCGGGATTATTACTGCAGAGAGTCACAGGTTGCCATCATGGATGAAAGATAAAGAGCTTTTTGACCAGATTTCCTCTAGCCACCGAATGGCTCTTCTCAATAAAGACTACGAGTGGTATTCGCAATTTAACTGGCCAGAAGACACTGGAATACGTCCAGAGTCTTACGATTACGTTTGGCCAGTTAGCTAATTATTTTTTAATTTTTGCTATTACCGTTGCAACA